ACCTGCAACAATTACTTTAAATCTAGTTGGGTCACTGTAGACTTCTTTTTGCCAAGGCAACAGTTCAAAATTAAGATTCATCGTTATACTCTACATCAGTAACTTCGACATCTACAATCTCTGCTGCCTCTACTTTGGCATCGCCAATCCCAGTGATGTTAATTGTTACAGCATTCCGCTGACCCTTAGCATCCTTCTCGAATAGCGATGTTGGTAAGACACGATCCATGCACATCTTCAGTGCAGCCATCTGACCACTATGAGTATCATCCATTGCTATTGAGACAATCTTATTGATCACTTTATCACCAGTTGTGGCGAGTAATCGTGCTTTTAATTCTTGTATTCTTCCGTTATCACCTTTAGGTCTACCTACCGTTCCCGGTTTCTTCTTAGACTCTACCAGTGCTTTAGGTGGTCTTCCTCTACGAGGCTTGACTTGTACTTCATCCATTCTTTATCCTTAAAGGGAGAACTTATATAGTTATATAATTTGTATAGTTGTTCTTAACTAAGTAGAATTATCATTGTTATTCTCATTGTTATCTACTTAAAAACCATTACTAAGTAATATTATAACACACTTTTAAGAATTTGTCAAGAGGTAATTGACTTTTATTTTAATAGACAACAAGAACTGTTCTTCTTAACTCTCTTATGCACATCTGCGGGGTTCACTTGTGAGCTTCTTAGCCTCTCCGCAAGTCCTTTCAGAGCACAGTTTACACTACTACATCTAGTGTCTTTATTATTATCATTACTAAATATAGTACTTAGTTGTAAGTCATTGATTATAATCATTATTTTTACTACTAATTATTCGTCCAATTTCTCAATATTTCCGAGGTCTCTATAATTATATAAGGGATCAATTTCATTTTTCCTTTTTGCGTGTTTCAGAGCCATAATAACGCTACGTATATTAAATTACCCCTCTCCCCCATGTTGCAAAAATACAACAGTTTGTGTAGTAAACTATGCAAAATACAAAGAAAGTGCTATCGAACTTGACAAATTTGTTAAATTGGGAGTATGTGTGTTGGGAATTGACCCTTAAGCATACTTTTAGCACGAAGTCAAGAGATCTGTATCACATGGTGAAATAATTAGACAGAATTCTATCACATTGTGAAATAAAACTATTGACTCAGGTATTGCACTCAGGCATACTGGCATCACTGAAGCAAAACAACGAAAGGGTAATAAATGAACGATACAATTTATAGACTATACGTAGACAATAAATACGTTGACTATTTCACTGGTTTAAAACGTGCTAGAATCACAGCTAACATGTATTTAAATCTAGGTCATACAGTTAAGATTTTAGAAGACAATCTAAGCGGGACAGGTTCACTACAGGAGATAGCATAATGAATAAGTGGGAAAATTGCACAAAGGTTTTAATTGACCTAATGACCGAAGAGGGTTATGAGCTTGAATCGGTTTGGGACGGAGAGGAATGGCATTACTTCGATTTTATAGCGAATGCAACGGCAAGCGATGAAGCGATGCTAAGATTTAAAAAGGACGAAGATTTACTTACATTTTATATGATTTGGGGTAATGCAACGTATGAATCAATTAATGATTATACATGCTCAGACATTGCCGATAAAGTAGCGGATAAGTTTTACGATTACTTTGAATCAATGGCAAAGCTTTACCGATAATCTATACCTAGGGTTTTACCTAATTGCGTAGAATCCTAGAGTATGAAATTATCTAACTAACAACGGAGGATTTATGGATACAATTTATTTGACCAGTGATTACAAAAAAGGTAGAATGACGATGGAATACGAAAACACTTTACAATTGCTAGAAGAGTTACAGACTTTCCTAGATAGCACTGAAACACCTAGCGAAGCATTGGATAATTTATATACGCACATTATTAATACAAGACGTGCTATAATCCACGAAATGGAGAATACAGAAAATGATTAAGTTATCTAAAACCAGTAAGCTTGACGGCATATATTCATGGTCACTGAATGCCTTAGATACATGCCAAGGTTCAATCGGTAAGGATGGTAATCTAGTGCCGGCATGTCAAGGATGCTATGCGACAACAGGTAATTATCGATTCCCTAATGTTAAAGCACCTAGGGATTTCAATAAAGAAGACTGGAAAAGACAGGCATGGGTTGATGATATGATTAAAGCTTTAGATTCTAGCAGGTATTTCCGATGGTTTGACAGTGGGGATATGTATGACGTAAGACTAGCGGAAAAGATTTTTGTAGTAATGAAGCTAACACCATGGGTTAAGCATTGGCTTCCTACTCGCATGTATAAATTTGATAAATACAATTCAGTCATTAATCGCATGATGAATTTGCCTAACGTGGTGGTGAGATTGTCTAGCGATTCAGTAACAGGAGAGATTATTAACGGACTAACAACTAGCACAATCTTTAGCGATGATTCACAATTGACTAGTGACATGGTAGAATGTAAAGCTTATGAACACGATGGAAAATGTAACGGATGCAGAGCTTGTTATTCTAAGGACGTGCAAGTAATAGCATACAAAGCACATGGCAAGAAAATGGCAAAAGTAATTAAGATTATGACAGTGAAAGGATAATTATGAATAAGTATAAAGTTTACAGCTCGCAATTAGTTTATCACGTGACAGAGATTGAAGCCGAAAGCGAAGAGCAAGCCGAACAGATAGCTTTTGAACAAGACGCAAATTGGCGGTGGTATGATTGTGCTGATTGGCAAATTGAAAAGACAGAGGAGATTAAATAATGCCTAAATTTAGAGTGACAGTAGCATCAACAATCTATTATCAAGCGGAGATAGAAGCAGAATCATGGGAGGATATTAATAAAGATTTTGATAGCGGAGAGCTTGACTTTACCACGTGGAATGAGATAGACTTAGAATCAAGTATTGAATCAGTATATAAAATTAAAGAGGATTAATTATGTATGAATTTTATTTCGATGCAAGAAAAAGAAAACCTAGTAATGCTCAGGTATTAAAACAAATTAATCAAGGTATTAATGAAGGCAATAATTATATCGAGATTACATGGGGAGAAAACACCATTACAATTGAGAGAATGCATAGTAAATTTTGGTATGGTTCGGGGTGGATTAGGAATATATCAGGTGCTGATTTAGCGGTTAAGATTAACGAATCAGTGTATGGTCAAATGCAAGAGAGACAATTATTAAACCTTTGGAATACTTAATATGAATCAGTCAACACTTACAAAGATACAGGAAATATACTTTGACTTATGCGATATTCTAAATCATAATGACTTAGATAATGTAGAGATAGAAGGGTTCGAAGAGTTTGATACAGTAAGAGAATTTTTACTAGAGCAAAAGACAAAGATAGAAGAGATTGAAAAGGGGTTATTATAATGAAGGTAGATAGATTAAATCGTGGGACTGGTGGTGTATATCTAATCAGTGGTATTAATCACGATGAGGTAAGAGCTAAGGCAAAAGAAATTAAAGATGGTTTAGATTTTATGAGGTCACCATTTATTAGCGAGAGAGTGCAAAACACTGGTGAATTATTATGTGAAGTAACTTACTATGGACTAGACTAATGGCAGATTATGATTACAAAGATGGTGGATTTGTTAACGAAGCAGAAGCAAAACAATATCGAAAGGATTTAAATATGAAAGAATTTATTATGACACCTGATGAATTAGATGATGGCTCATGCGTTATTAATTTTGATCAGCAAGACGATGGTAGCATTGTTAATACAGGAGGTTATGTAATGGTCAGTCAAGACGATACAGGGTTTATAATCACTGCTATCGATGGTCAAGGTAATGTCGTTAACCAATACATGATGCCTTATCATGTCGCTTATAATGGAGATGAAGAACATGTATGATTTTGGAAAGCCACATAGAGAAGCATTCTTAGAAGAGGAAAAGATTAATCGTAAGCATGAACGACAAGCGTATTGGTTGTTGCTTATCACTAGCTTGTATGTTATTATTCACATGAGTTATTATTTATGGAGGACTTATGTCTTATAAATCAGTAGAGCTTGAGCAAGCGTATGATAAACTGCATGATAACTATTGGGATCTGATTGAATGGTTACAAGAACATGCACCACTAGCACTAGAGTTATATAAAAATAGGAACAAATCATGAAAATTTACAGGATTTTAGACGAAGATAACCAATTATTCCGCATTGTGAAATGTGAATACGAAAGAGATAAACTATTGAGCTTGGATTCTAGGTTCAGATGTGATACAATAGTAATGCACAAAGTATTTAACAAGAAGGACGATGCATATACTTGGGCATACAACAAAGTGGGAGAAGCTTTACTATGAGATGCAGATGCTGTGATAAAAAACTTAGTGACTTTGAAGCAACAAGAAAGTCGATCAACACTGGTGACTATTTAGACATGTGTAACAAGTGTTATAATACCATTAGTAATCAAGTGCTTACATACGAAAGATACGATTTATACGATGACGAAGACGAAGATACAACCGAACAGTTTGATATGGACTATGTTCAGCCTAATTATAGCAATCGTGGGGTTGACAATGATCTATAACTATGCTACCCTATATATTAAATAATACTATAGAGTATACTTAATTAATAATTATTATTATAATTAATAATAAACTAAGAAGGATTAATAAGATGTTAGAATACGAAAGATACTTAGACGCAGAGCAAGCTAACTATCACTTTACTTTAGCTGATCTGACAGAGTTCATTGAGCTGTATGGATGGGATCAGGTGGTCTCAGATTTAAAAGATTATTACGATGCAAAGGTATACTATGCACAACAAAGTAACAAGTAAACTAGTTAAAACACATGAACCATGCTCTGATTGTGGGTCTAGTGATGCACTGGCTGTCTATGATGATGGACACACTCACTGTTTTAGCTGTGGTATGACACGATTTAATCAGGATACAGGGGTGGGTATTACCTCACATAAACAAACGCAACCAAGAGGCTCTATGAAGGAATTAGAAGCATTAAATAGTATGGAATCAGTAGCAGTAGTGGAACGTGGTATCACTAAACAGACTATGCACTATTATGGTGCAGGATCTGATGGTAACAAATACTACTTCCCTTACTCTGATAAAGATAACAAGGTGGTGGCATGTAAGACACGTGGTGTTCAAGAGAAAACCTTTGGTGTTATAGGTGACTGGAAGGATGCCCAGTTATTTGGACAGCAATTGTTCAGTGCAGGTGGCAGAGCTATCACGATTACTGAAGGTGAGTTCGATGCACTAGCTGTGTTTCAGATGACAGGATCTAAGTATCCCGCTGTATCGATTCGCAATGGTGCACACTCAGCACTAAAGGATTGTCGCAATGCTTACGAGTATCTGAATTCTTTTGAGAAGATTGTTCTATGCTTTGACTCTGATGAACAAGGACAACAAGCAACGAACCAAGTAGCAGAGTTGTTCGGCAGTAAGGTAGCTATCTTCAAGCATAAGCCTGACATGAAGGATGCATGCGATTACCTAAGTGCAGGCAAGAGCAAAGAGTTTATTGATTCATGGTATAGTGCAGAGAAGTTCGTACCTGATGGCATCATTGCAGGTTCAAGCTTGTGGGATGAAGTCAACGCACCAGTAGAGAAGGCAGAGGTAGACTATCCTTATCAAGGTATCAACAGTCTGACGTATGGTATTCGTAAAGGTGAATTGGTTACAGTCACTGCCGGATCAGGACTAGGTAAGTCACAGTTCTTACGTGAGATTGTATGGCAGATTCTTAACAAGAGCACAGAGAATATCGGACTGATGTTCTTAGAAGAATCAGTTAAGAAAACAGCTAAGTCATTGATGAGTTTAGCAGTGAACAAGACATTACATTTACCTGACTGTGAGACTAACGATGAAGAATTACGTGAAGCATTTGATAAGACAATGGGCACTGACCGTCTGTATTTGTTTGATCATTTCGGCAGCACTAGCATCGATAACATTATTAATCGAGTTCGCTACATGGCTAAGGGTTTAGACTGCAAGTATATCTTTGTTGACCACGTATCGATTATCGTATCAGCACAGGAATCAGGTGATGAACGTAAAGCAATTGATGAGATCATGACTAAGCTTCGCATGTTGGTGCAAGAGACTGGCATTAGTTTGTTTGTTGTCTCACACTTGAAGCGTCCGTCTGACAAGGGACACGAGGAAGGTGCAGTAACATCACTGGCACAGCTACGTGGATCAGGTTCAATTGCACAGCTAAGTGATATCGTTATTGGCTTAGAACGTAACGGACAACACGAGGATGTGAATGAACGTAACACTACTCATGTTCGTGTATTGAAGAATCGTTTCGCAGGGTTGACAGGTAAGGCATGTCGTTTACTTTACAATCGTGTGACTGGTCGCATGTCTGAGATACCGGAGGAAACGTTATGATGTATGGCTTTGTATTCGTCTTCGCATTCTTAGGTGGCTTTGCTTATGGTTCACTGAACCACTACGTAGAGAACATGACACACTGTACAAGTTATAGACAAGGGGATACTATGTGGGTTGGATACAGAGCTATCAGTAATGACTTTGATCGTAGATGTTTTTGGTTAGAAGATAGATTCCCTAGCAGGGTTAGACAAGGAGTGGAGGTTAAGCGATGAAACATAGACCATGTGGTAATGGTAAAGGTGACACACCAAGACCAATAAAAGATAGAGAGAAGTTTGATAGTAATTGGGATGCAATCTTTAAGAAGAAGGATAAGCAAGATGCTGAAGTGGACAGGAACAATACTATGCCTGATGGGGATAGCACTGACAAGTCTTAACATCTTCCCTTTGAATCTGTGGTTTGGATTCATTGGATCAGGACTGTGGACTTATGCGGGATTACGACAGCGAGACTATGCATTATTCATAGTAGAATTTGTAGCTGTTCTAATGTATTTAGGTGGACTAATTAAACAAAGCATGGTATAATAACAGTATGAAAATTATACTTGACATTGAAACTAATAGTAAGCACAACGTTATTTGGTGTTGTGTTACAAGAGACTTAGAAACTGACGAGGTAATTGTATGGAAGGAAGTAAACGGATTACAAAAGTATTTGGACAACTGCGACTTGATTATCGGGCAAAACATAATCGGGTTCGACCTACCAGTACTGAGCAAGACTTGGAACATTTCGGTGACGAAGAACCAAGTGTTCGATACGCTCGTGTTAAGTCGGTTACTAGATCCAAGCAAAGAGGGAGGTCATAGTCTAGAAGCATGGGGTGCACGACTAGGTTTTCCTAAAGGTGACTTCAATGATTGGGATGGTGGGCTGACAGATGAGATGATTACTTACTGTATACAGGACACACTAGTTACTAAGAAGTTATATGAACACTTGTTATCTCAGTTTGAGATGAATCGATTTGATAAAAGGAGTATAGAACTTGAGCTTAATGTACAACATATTATCTGTAAGCAAACGGAAAATGGTTTTAAACTGGATGAAAGAAAAGCTATCGAACTGCAAGCGGAGCTTACAAACAAGCTTGTCAATATTGAAGCTTCACTACAGAGTATATTCCCAACGAAAACAACTGAAAGATACTCAGAGAAAACAGGCAAGCGTATCAAAGATGCAGTCGAAGTATTCAACCCCGGAAGTAGAAAACAAATCGGAGAAAGACTTATCGAAAAAGGTTGGAAGCCGAAAGAGTTCACCGACAAAGGACAACCAAAAGTTGACGAAACAACCCTCGAAGGAGTCGACATCCCGGAAGCGAAAGCCATCGCAGAATACTTGATGTTGCAGAAGCGGATTGCTCAGATCAGTTCGTGGTTGAAGGAGATGAAGGAAGATGGTAGGGTTCATGGTAAAGTAATCACTAATGGTGCAGTCACAGGAAGAATGACACACATGAGTCCTAACATGGCACAAGTACCTAACTCAAGTGCAGTATATGGACATGAGTGTAGGGAATTATGGACAGTAGAGAAAGGATATAAGTTAGTCGGTATCGATGCTTCAGGTTTGGAGTTAAGGATGCTTGCTCACTATATGAAGGACGATGAATATACAAATGAAGTCGTATCGGGTGACATCCACACAGCTAACCAAAAAGCAGCGGGGTTGGAAACGAGGAATCAGGCTAAGACGTTTATATATGCATTCCTCTATGGTGCAGGAGCTAGTAAGATTGGGAAGATTGTTGGTGGTTCAGCGAAGGAAGGAGAGCGACTCATATCTAATTTTCTTAAGAACACACCTAAGCTACATGCGTTACGTCAAACAGTATCTAGCTTGTTCTCTAAGGAAGGAACGCTACCGGGTCTTGATGGACGTAGGTTACAAGTTAGGTCGGAACATTCCGCACTCAACACGCTCCTTCAAGGTGCAGGTGCAATTGTCATGAAGCAAGCTTTAGTTATCTTGGATGATAAACTTAGCAAGCTTGGTGTCGATTATAAGTTTGTAGCAAATGTCCATGATGAATGGCAGATAGAAGTAGAAGATGGTTATGAAGACATCGTAGGGAAGTTAGGGGTACAATCCATAGAACAAGCCGGTAAGAAGCTGAATATGAATTGTCCTTTGACTGGTGAATATAGATCAGGTTTAACATGGAAGGACACACACTAATGGAAGATGATTTGAGACGATGGGCACAAGGGTATCTACGCATGGGTGCAGCAGCAGAAGATATTGTTAGTGCTTTAGATAAGGTATTGCAAGAATTAGCAGTCTTAGAAGACTACCTTCGAGCAGTCGAAGAAGCAAAGTTCAGACCATGATACCGGATGAAGATAAGAAAGAAGTCGTTGAAGCAGTGACAATCGGAGTTAGTGAAGATGGAATGATCCATATCTATACTCGACTAGACCTGCATGATGTGATGGATTTGTTGGAAGATGCGTTTGATATTATTTCAGACGAAGTTGCAGATCAGGGCTATACAAAGCATTGATTCTGTGATATAATATGTATGTAGTTTATTTTATAGGAGTAATACAATGGATTTAAATAAACCAATCCCAGTTAAAGTTGACTTATATTGGGCTTTCTTGAATGAACCTAATCAGATGAGTGAGAAGTACCAAGTCGACTTGTGTAACTTGTCTAAGGAAGCAGTAAAGAAACTGATGGACATCGGTGTAGAAGTTAAGAACGATGAGCGTAAAGCTGACCAAGGTTTCTATGTAACTGCTAAGAGTAAGATGTATCCTATCCTAGCTGTTGATCCTGATGGTCGTAAGATCGATGTCAAGGTAGCTAATGGCTCTAAGGGTGTGGCATTCATCAAGCCTTATGAGTATACATTCAAGGGTAAGAAAGCTATGGGTGTAGGTGTTAGCAAGATTGTTATCCAAGACTTGATCGTATACGAGAAAGACGAAGTATCGATTGACGATTTGAACGAAGCTGTGTAATGCAGATTGCCTTGATCGATGGTGACATTCTAGTTTATCGCATTGGCTTTGCCTCAGAGGAAGAACCTGAGTCAATTGCGATAGCTAGGTGTTGCGAGTTCATAGAAGATATTATTCTCTTCAATGGCTTTGATGAGTATCAAGGTTATTTGACAGGTAAAGGAAACTTCCGTAACGAGATAGCAGTTACCGAACCATATAAAGGTAATAGAAAAGCACCGAAGCCTAAGCACTATCAGGCACTACGTGATTACATGCAGAACCACTGGCAGTTTGAAATGATTGAAGGTCAAGAAGCTGACGATGCTATAGGAATCGCAGCATATACCTTAGATCCTGAAGAGTACTGCATCTGTTCTATTGATAAAGACCTAGATATGTTACGAGGTAAACACTATAACTTCGTTAAGGATTTCTTTTACCATGTCACTGAAGAAGAAGCTATCTTTAATTTCTATAAACAGATTTTAACTGGAGATAGAGTTGACAATATCAAAGGTCTCAAAGGAATTGGAGACGTTAAAGCGAAAAGGATTCTTGAAGAATGCAAAGACGAAAACGAAATGTATCTTGCTGTACTCAAAGCATACGAAGGAAACTCGGAGCGAGTACTGGAGAACGGACAGCTACTGTGGATACGAAGAGAACCAAACCAAATTTGGAAACCTCCAAGTTAATCTACGTTGAGTGGGTTGACGCAGTATCAGATGGTGGTTGGGAAGACAGTGTTAAGGTAGATATTCATGCAGTTAAAACTGTAGGCTTCTTAATAGCAGAAACTAAGGATGGTATTTGTCTAGCATCTACTGTATCAGGTGATAATAGTAATGCACGAATGCACATTCCTAAAGCATGGATTGTTAAACGAAAGGTAATCAAGATTGAAAACACAATCAGCAAAAGCAAAAGGAAGAAACCTGCAGAAGTGGGTAAGGGACAAGATATTGGCAACGTTCCCGGCACTGAGTTTAGATGATGTACGAAGCACAAGCATGGGTGCAGGTGGTGAAGATGTACAGTTAAGTCCTGCTGCTAGAGAACAATTCCCTTTCCAAGTGGAGTGTAAGAATCTAGCTAAGGTAGCTGTGTATAACTATTACAAGCAAGCACAAGAACATGGCTATCATCAGCCAGTAGTGTTCGTAAAGCAGAATGGTGATAGACCACTAGCAATTATTGATGCTGAGTACTTCTTTAAGATGGTGGCGAAATGAGTTGTACTAACCACCATTATGATTCTAGGATTAACGAACTAACTGAAGAAGTATATGATCGTGAGTGTGAGATTGAAACACTAGAGGTAGAGAACAGAATGATGCGAGCAAGAATGGATCGATTACAAGAAGAGAACCTGATGCTCATCAAACAAGTCGATGCCTTACTACTCATGGTCAAGAGTAACGAGTTAGATCGTCTAAAGGTAATACAGGAAGTATGGCAGAACACAATCGAAAAGTCATAAGCTTTAGAATGTTCTTGCTATACAGACTTGTTAAACTTATAAGGAGAAAGATCGATGAATACAAATAGATATTGTTTTCAATACGGAGATGGGTATGATCGGACGATTACGCACAACTTCAGTGTTAGCGAAGACGCTACTCCGCAGGATGTCTTTGAACATTTCTGTGATTTCTTAAATGGTGTGTATGGTTGGAATGTAAAGGAATACTTTGAAGATACTACTTCTTGATATTGAATCTAGTCCCAACGTAGCACACGTGTGGGGTATTTGGCAACAGAACGTAGGCATCAATCAGTTAATGGAATCATCTTACGTATTGTGTTGGGCAGCTAAGTGGTTGGGAGAAGACGAAGTAATGTTTGATTCTGTCCATGTGTCTAAACCTAAGAAGATGCTGAAGAGAATCCATGATCTAATCTCTGAAGCTGATGCTGTGATTCATTACAATGGTACTAAGTTTGATATGCCTACGTTGAATAAAGAGTTCTTGTTACATGAGATGAATCCTCCTGCTCCTTACAAGCAGATTGATTTGTTGAAGCAAGTACGTAGTCAATTTAGATTCCCTAGCAACAAGCTAGATTATGTGGCACAGCGACTAGGTTTGGGTAGCAAGACTGCTCACGAAGGTCATGAGCTTTGGGTTAAATGTATGAACAAAGACAGAGATGCTTGGTTCAGAATGGAGGAGTATAATAAACAAGATGTCATATTATTGGAAAAACTTTATCACAGATTGTTACCTTGGATTAAGAACCATCCGAACCACAATCACCAAGCCGATGGTATGGTTTGTCCGAGTTGTGGTGGTACGCATTTACAGAAGCGTGGTATGGCTGTTACGACTACCAGTACTTATCAGAGATATCAATGCAGAACGTGTGGCTCATGGTCTCAGGGAACAAAGCAAGCGAAAGGGTCAGTAGAGGTGAAGCCATTATGAGTGGAGATCATAACATGAATCAACTTAGAGAAGGTTATAGAAACTATGATAGTCCGGTAGCTATGCCGGGTGAGTTTGTAAAAGTAGATGTTCCTAGAGGTTTAACCCTTGAAGAATATTTTGCCTGCGTAAGTAAACTTCATGATGATACAGACAAATCTGTTAGAGATCAGCAAGTAGCAGGTACTCACTATCAGAAAGCTATTCAGCCTTGGGACATTATATCTGAATGGAAGCTTGACTTTTGGGAGGGAAACGTGGTAAAATATATACTACGTTGGAAGCATAAGGATGGCTTACAGGATTTAAAGAAGGCTAAACATTATTTAGAGTATCTAATTGAAAGGGAATCAAATGACAAGTAAGAAACAAACAATTAATTTTAACAAGTTCTTTCCGGAGGACAATGCATTTGTATCGTTATCAGGAATGTATAATCCAAAAGCAGATGGAATCTTTGATGAGGAGTTTGATTTAGATCTCACTATTCAGTCAGCAACAGGTCGCTTTGTTAACTTATATGCATGGCTGTTAGATAAAGAAGCTGCGTTGAAACAACTCAAAGCTATTCATGAAGCTACAGGTAAAGCGATTGAGTTCTATGAAGCAGCAGCTAAAGCGAAGAAAGAAAAGAAAGCCAAAGCTAAACCGATTAAAGTAGAACCACGAGTAACAAAGCAACGTAAGTAAATATGTATTCGTTGACGCTACAAGAATTACAAGAGAGGCTGAAACGTTTAGACGAGCTATCTCTTCTTGAGTTATTAGACATAACTTCGGAGGAGATAGTCGAAATGTTTGTAGACCGTATTGAAGATAACTTTGATCGACTAATGAATGAAGTCGACTATGATGGAGAAGAAGAAGACGATGAGTAAATACGAACTAACACCTTACAATACCTTTATTGCTAAGAGCAGGTACAGTCGCTACTTAGATGACAAAGGTAGACGTGAGCATTGGAATGAAACAGTAGCACGTTACTTTGATTTCATGACTAAGAATCTTAAGGAGAAGAACGGATATACATTGACTCCTGAGTTACGTGCGGAATTGGAAACAGCAGTAGTAAACCTAGATGTAGTACCAAGTATGCGAGCTATCATGACTGCAGGTGCAGCATTAGAACGTCAGAACGTAGCTGCATTCAATTGTTCATATCTTCCTATCGATGACCCTAAAGCATTCGATGAAGCTATGTACATCTTGTTATGTGGTACTGGTGTAGGATTCTCAGTGGAGCAACAGTATGTTAAGAAGTTACCTGAAGTACCTGATCAGTTGTTCGATAGTCAGACTACTGTTGTCGTATCCGATTCTAAAGAAGGTTGGGCTAAGTCGTTACGACAGTTGCTTGCTCTTCTGTACTCTGGCGAAGTTCCAAAATTCGACTTATCCAAAGTACGACCTGCGGGAGCAAGGCTTAAAACTTTTGGTGGTCGAGCAAGTGGAGCAAAACCATTGGAGGATTTGTTCAAATTCGTCATTGCGAAATTCAAGGGAGCTACCGGAAGGAAGCTTAGTTCGCTCGAATGTCACGACATTTTGTGCAAAATCGGGGAAGTTGTTGTCGTGGGCGGAGTTCGAAGATCGGCTATGATTAGTTTGTCTGACTTGTCTGATGACAAGATGGCACACGCTAAAGCAGGAGCATGGTGGGATGGTAATGGTCAACGTGCATTAGCTAACAACTCAGCTACGTACGAAGAACGTCCAAGTATCGGTCAGTTCATGAGAGAGTGGACTAGTATTTATGAATCACATAGTGGTGAGAGAGGAATTTTTAATCGTGATGCATCGCAGAAACAAGCTGCAAAGAATGGCAGAAGAGACAGTACTTACGAGTTTGGTACGAACCCTTGCTCTGAAATCATTCTTCGCCCTTATCAGTTCTGTAATCTATCCTCTTGCATTGTTCGTAGTAACGATACTATGGATTCTTTGGAACGTAAGATTAAGTTGGCTACGATTCTTGGAACTTTTCAAGCAACGTTAACTAACTTCCCTTACCTACGTAAGATTTGGCAGAAGAACACAGAAGAAGAAGCACTACTAGGTGTATCAATGACAGGTATCCTAGACAATGCTTTGTTGAATAACCCTGATGATGTAGAGTTACCTAAACGATTGGAGAAGTTACGTGATGTGGCTGTCGAAACAAACGCTGAATATGCTGCAGCTATTGGTATTAATCAGTCTGTTGCTGTTACTGCTGTTAAACCTGAAGGGACAGTTTCTCAGCTATGCTCAACTGCAAGTGGTATCCATCCTCAGCATTCTAAGTTTTATATCAGACGTGTTAGGGCGGACAACAAAGATCCTTTAACTCAGTTCATGATTCAAGCAGGGTTTGTAGCTGAACC